CTAACGCAGCAACGAACTTGATGAGTATTGGCTCTTACATCTACTTCACTTGCACAACCGCAGGTCTGTGGAATGTTTCGTATAACCTTCAGGGTCTTGGCGCAGCTACTACAGGTACGTTTGTTTTCGCAGCCTAATAATCATTTTGGTTGGGAGCTTCGGCTCCCACCTATAACCATAGGAGATTAATATGGGCGTACAAACAGACGTACAGGTCAAATTTATAGCCGACGAAAATGCAGCCGATCCTGATCGGTTGGTTACAGCAGCTAGACCAAACACATCAGCAACAATGGCGACAACTACCTTCTTAGGTGGCGGCGCTAGAAATGTGACTGTGACCACTACAGGCACTGGCGACAACGGAAAAACGTGTACCGTCACAGGCAGTGATGTTTTTGGCAATGCCATGACTGAAGTGATAACATCCACAGGATCTGCCGAAGCAGTGGCGGGAGCTAAATTATTCTTAACTGTTAGCGCAGTGGAATGCTCTGCCCAGTATGCTGCAAACATCACAGTTGGCTCTGGCTCACTTTGTGCCAGTGCAGTGGCTGGCGGTGGTCGCACTCGTTTGAAAGGCTATTCAATTGTATCAGCAGGAACGGCAGGGCTAGTTGATTTCTACAATGGCACTCCAGAAGATGGCACAATTATTTTTAAAGCTCAGACAATCGGGACAGACAACTCGACTGTGGACAATACTATCCCAGATGAGGGCATGTTGTTTAAGAGTGGGCTGGCTGTCGGCTATACAGTTGCAACAGTTGTATTAGCGAACGTGTTCTTCGCATAGGGGAAATAAATGGCAACTTCTGGAACCGTAGCGTTTAGACCTGACATACAGGAAATAATCACTGAGGCGTTTGAGCGTTGCGGTCTTGACCCACAAGTTCAGACGGGTGACCGGGCTGTGTCAGCGCGGCGCAGCCTTAACCTCCTCTTCTCTGAGTGGGCCAACCGGGGCATTAACTACTGGGCGCTGTCACAGAACACTTTGACGCTCGTAGACGGCCAGACAACGCCGTATCCCCTGCCAGCAGGCACAATCGACATCATGGACGCCGTTGTGCGTGATAGCTCTGGCACAGATACGTCTGACCAGATCATTAATCGTGTGTCGATTTCAGATTACAATCAACTGCCAAACAAAACCTCTCCCGGCAAGCCAAGCCAGTACATGCTGGACAAGCAGATAACGCCGCAGATCTACATTTGGCAAATACCAAACAGGACAACGTACAGCATCATATACTGGGCTGTGAACCAACTTGAGGACGTTACGGCGTCCAATCAAGATGCGGACATCCCGTATCGCTGGAATGAGTGCATCTGCGCTGGGCTGGCAAGTAAGTTATCACTGAAGTTTGCAAACGAGAAGTTCCAGATCTTAAATGAAATGTACGAACGGGCGTTCTCCTTTGCGGCTTCTACTGACAATGACGGTGTAAGTTTAAGGATTCAGCCAACCGCGCTGAATTTATCCTAATGGCAAAATACGCAAGAGGAAAAAAATCCTACGCGATAAGCGACAGAAGCGGTCTTAGGGTCAGATATACCCAACTGAAGACCACTTGGGATGGCTTGCGTGTTTCGCCAGAAGATTGGGAGCCAAAGCAACCGCAGCTCACGCCTGCAAAAAATGTTGTTGACGCAACCGCGCTGTTTAACGGACGCCCTGACACAGATCCTGAGAATGTTGTTGTCTATATTGGCTACACCCAAGACTGGACTGTAGACCCAAGGTTGCGGCCCGGTGTCGGGACTTCTGGGTTTAGCCACGTTGGCAATGTGTCTTTGTTCCTTACCAGTGAGCCTAGCCCAGTAGGTCTTGGCGGCACAGGAGAAATTGGCACTGAGACTTTTGAAACTGAAACTGGAACTTTAACTGGCACGGCTGGCGATGGCGAGGTCGGCGTAGAAATTCCAGCAGCATTTGTTACAGGTGTGTCTGGCGGTGGCGGCGCAGGTGATGTCGGCGTGGAAGCCTTGAGCCTATCAATTGATGAGGCTGGCGTTGGTGGCGATGGTGATGTAGGCGCGGAGGCTCTAATCTTATCAATAGCTGAAGCTGGCGTTGGTGGCGATGGTGATGTAGGTAACGAAAGCATATCTATAGACGAAAGTTTCTGGGGTTCTGGCGACTGGGGCGAAGGGACATGGGGTAACTAAATGAATTACACAACTTTAGTCGCAAACATTCAGAACTTTTTGGAAGACGATTCCACAGAGCTGACGGCGTCAGTCGACCAAATCATAGCGCAGGCCGAAGACATGATCTTCCAGCGCCTGCCAAACTTGCCGTGCTTTCGGTTAAGTACATCAGCTAACATGGTTGCAGGGACATTTGATTATACAGTCGCATCTGCGCGGATGATACGTCAGGTGTCAGTGACAGTTTCAAGCAACGTGTCATACCTAGATCACAGGATTGATTCATATCTGCGTGATTACTGGCCTAACTCAGCCACGCAGGGTGTCCCAGAGTTCTACAGCACAAAGACCGCAGGGACGGCTGGTACGGTCATTACATTGGCTCCAACGCCAAACTCGACTGACACCTACCAAGTGGACTACATCGCACCAGAGGCGGGGCTAAGTTCTAGCAACGCAAACACATGGGTTGGCGATAACGCAGAAAACGTGTTACTATCCGCATGTTTATACGAGGCATCAGCGTTTCTCAAAGCTGGAGAGACATTGGCGCTTTACAAAACACAATTTGACGAAGCACTGCAATTATTCATACAAGAGATGCAACGCGATTACGCAGCAGAATATAACGGAGGTCTATAATGTCTATTACTCAAGCAATGTGTACATTGTTCAAAAAAGATGTGTTGCTGGGTGATCACCACCTCGACAGCGATGTAATAATGATTGCACTGTACACCGATGCAGCGACACTTAATGCAACAACAGACGGCTACATAACAGCAGGCCAAGTGGCCAACGGCGGTGGATATACCACTGGCGGGGTTGCATTGGGAACCAAATCAGTCGTTGAAAACAGCACTAGTGGATGTTTTACTTCGGCTAACCCAGAATGGACATCAGCGACATTTACTGCAAATGGTGCATTAATCTACAACAAGACGCTGGGTGATGCCTCATCAAACTCAAGAGGCGCAATCGCAGTTTTAGCATTCGGTGGAAATTTCACAGTTGCTGGCGGTACGTTCAAGATTGTATTCCCTGCTCAAACCAAAGACACCGCCATCATAAGGATCGATTGATATGACTAGTACCTATGTAAATGACCTACGCCTCAATGAGATGGCAACTGGCGATGCGTCAGGCTCATGGGGAACCAACACGAACGCAAACTTGACATTAATTGGCGAGGCTCTGGGCTTCGGCACAGAGGCTATAACAACCAATGCTGACACGCATACATCAACAATAGCTGATGGCGCTTCTGATCCAATCAGGGCAATCTTTATCAAGTACACTGGGACGCTCGATTCCACTTGTACAATTACAATCGGTCCCAACACAGTGAATAAGTTTTGCTTTATTCACAATGCAACCTCTGGCTCTCAGAGCATCATCATTTCGCAAGGCTCTGGCGCTAATGTTACTATCGCCACTGGTCAAACCAAAGGCGTCTATCTTGACGGTGCTGCCTCTGGCGCGGCTGTAATTGACGCCTTTGCTACGTTATCCGTTGTGGACTTGCTGGTTGATGACGATCTGACGGTTGCTGGATTAGCCACAATCGGTGAAACTCTTGCCGTAACAGGCGTAGTCACAGCCAACGCTGGTGTGGTTGTAGATAACTTCACGCTAGATGGGACTACTCTTGCTCTGTCTACTGGTAGTATGAAACTAGAAGCAGTCGGTGGCGATATTTTGTTAGATGCTTCAACGGGTGACATTAAATTTCAAGATGATGGCGTTGAAATTGGAAAGATTAGAAGCACAAATAGCAACTTGAATATATTCTCTTCTGTAAATGATAAAGACATTGTTTTTTCGGGCGTTGATAATAGCGGTGGTATAGTCGCCCTCACCCTTGATATGTCTGACGCTGGTACGGCTATCTTTAACCATGATATTTCTTTAGGGGATAATCAGTTTATTTTTCTTGGCGCTGGACAAGACCTGACGTTACGAGGCGATGGTACAAATGGACTTATAACATCACCCAATGGCAACCTAGCATTTGATGTAGGAACTTATATTGTTCTGGATGCTGATCAAGATGGAAATATATATTTAAATGATGGTGGAGTTGGCTATGGGCAATTAAGTGGTGCTAGTGGCAATTTTACTATGAAATGCCCCACCTCCGATAAAGATATAATTTTTACTGGTAATGATGGTGGCTCAGCAATCACCGCCCTCACCCTTGATATGTCTGACGCTGGTACTGCATTTTTTAATAACGCTATTTCTATGCCTAATTATATATATCACACAGGAGATGGTGGGACAGATACTTATTTTGGGTTTCCATCAGATAATACTGTAAAATTTGTTACAGGAAATGTTGAGTCGTTTGTAGTTTCGCTATCTGATGTTGTTGTTAATGACGGTGGTAATGACATTAACTTCCGCGTTGAGAGTGACACCAACACCCATGCGCTGTTTGTTGATGCGGGTTCACACCAAGTAGCTATAGGTACTAGCGATTTAAATACTGATTCTGATCCAGCATTGCTTACTATACAGTCCAGAGCTTCTAGTAACCATGCTATACATATTAGCAGCACAAGCGCTGATGGGTCCAATGGCGGCGGATTTTTTACTTCTTCTCAAAAAGATGATAAAAGTACAGGTTGGACAACGCTTGGTTTTTGGGATGATGGATCAGATCGGAGAATGTACTACGGAGGAGGTGGTTGGGGTGGAGAAGAAGCAACTAATCACGTTTTCTACGCTGGGAACTATGATGCAGGACTTGGAGGTGCCCTTGAGCGTTTTAGAATCAACACTACTGAATGTGTTTTTAATGATGCAAGTTTAAATAACGACTTCCGTGTTGAGGGCAGCACCAACACTCATATGCTGTTTGTGGATGCGGGGAATGACAGTATTTCAATAGGCACAAGCACTAGCACAAGCGACACTCACTTACGAATAGCGGGGAGTGCTAGTAAATACTCCGTAAAATATAACAACGCTTACGGCGGCGGCACGGCAATCTACGCAAACAACACAAACAACCAAGGATGGATATATGCAAGATTTAACACAAATGCTTCCCTAGTTGGTTACATTTCTGTTGGGACGTCTAGTACATCTTACATCACATCTTCCGATTACAGACTAAAAGAAAACGTGGACTACACATGGGACGCTACAACTAGACTAAAGCAACTCAAACCAGCACGATTTAACTTTGTTGTTGATTCAGATACCACTGTCGATGGGTTTTTGGCACATGAAGTTTCAAGCGTAGTTCCTGAAGCAATTACTGGTGAAAAAGATGCTGTTGATGCAGATGGCGTTGCAGTAATGCAAGGCATTGACCAAAGTAAGCTAGTGCCACTGCTCGTAAAAACAATCCAAGAACTCGAAGCCCGTATCACGGCACTCGAAAACGCTTAACCCAACGCCATAAAGGAGAAACAAACAATGGCTATTACTAACACTTGGTCAGTGACCAACATGCAACGGACGGACGCTGACGGCGCTGTCTTCCTAATCTACTGGTCAATGGTAGCGGCAAGCGATGGTACGCCATCCTACAGTGCTTCTGAAGGCGGCAAGCTGCGGACTACACCAGATGCCTCTGCACCAGATTTCATCCCATACGCCGATCTAACTGAAGCCGATGTGCTTGGTTGGGTATATGACAGCTTGATTGAAGGCGACGAAACTGCGGCAGAAGCTAAGGCTCGTGTTGAGGCTGACCGTACCGCAAAAGTGCAAAAGCAAATTGATGCTGCTGCGACAACTGAATCTGGCGTCCCTTGGGCCGCAGAATAACTTAAACCCAACCCCGAAAGGAGATCACGATGGCTGAGAAACAAACAAAAACCATTTCGATCAACGGCACTGACTACACTGAAGACCAACTAAATGACACCCAGAAGGTAATGGTCAACCACGTTGCTGACTTAGATCGAAAGATTGGCTCTGCTAATTTTAACATTGACCAGCTAAAAATGGGACGCATGGCGTTTATGAACGCGCTGACCGTTTCTTTGGATAAAGAAGAAGAAGGCGAAGATGGATAAAAGAACAGTATCATCCGCGCATGAGCGCATCGACGGCCTTGAGAAGGAGGTAATAGCCATC